CCATCGTCTATTTATCTCAAATACCAAGGTCTTTTTCAGTTAAAATCTTAAACTCCCATCCATGTTCTCTACAGAATAGGTCGGCAGCTCTCCATTTCTCCTGATTAATGGCATAAGTCATGGCTTCTTGGATGAATGTTTTTGTTTTGCGTTTTTGGGTTGGTTTCTTGGTCTGTTTCTCTGGTTTAACTTCAATCACCAGAGTATTTTCTTTATTATCAGTTTGCCTAACATGAACAATAAAATCTGGATAGTAACGGTGCATCTTTTGGTCAATAGGTGATTTATAACGAATAGATAACTCCTCTGACGCCCACCAAAGAACATTAGGGTTAATATCTAAATGTTTCATTACTCTTAACTCCCAGCTGGAACGATAGACGATATTAGCTGCATCGCCCTTGTATTTTATTGGGTTTTTTGGTCTAAACCATCCTTTATATGACATAAATACTATCTATGCTACGAACAATTAATTACGGAATTTAATCATGTCTTTTTTCGGCCTAGGCGACATCAAATTCAATAAACAACAAAATCAAAAGTTTGGACCTCTGTCAGCACTTGAAGGCACGGACTACCAATACAACACATTTCGTTATCCATTGGATGTAGGCAATTACGATAAAGGCCATTATATGGTCATTTATATTCGCACACAGAAGACCACCAAATATACTTCAAACCAATCAGCTGACCAAACTATACCATTAGCACCAGGCACTACACAGAATTTAGGACCCGTTGATACAATATCTACAAGAGTTGGAGGTAACCTTGTTAATAAGATTAATAATGATAATGTTTTAGCAAAAGGAACTAATGCAATTATTGGTGGTATTAATAATTTGTTTGGTCAAGCTACAGTATTCAATGGTAATTCAGAATCTACTCAAAATGTGCTTGATAATTCAATCAAAAAGATTACAGATAAGAGTCCTTTTGGTTTCTTAAACACAACCTCATTAACATCCGATGCGATTGCATTGTATATGCCTGATACATTATTATTCAGTCATAATCAAGTATATGAAGGATTAACACCAGGTAATGAAATTGCTGGTCAATTAGCTGTAGCTGCACCAGGTCTTGTTGAATCATTTAAGAAGGGCGGAATCAAAGAAGCGTCTATTGCTGCTTTGAAATCTGGTGCAGGACAAGTGTTTGCTAAAAATCTTGGTGCAGGACAAACAGGCCAATTAGCACTTCTCGGTTTAACTGGTGGTAAAGTGGTTAATCCTATGCTTGAATTGATTTATTCATCACCACAATTTAGAACATTTCAGTATGATTTCTTTTTTTATCCAAGGTCAGAAAGAGAAGCTGAAGAAGTTCAAAAACTTATTGAAAGGCTTCGTTTTCACCAAGCGCCCGAACTAGGATTGACTGATTCTGGAACATTAGATGGTCTACTTACGCCTCCTTCTGAATTTGAAATTAAATTCTATTATGGTGGCGCACAAAACCCAAATATACCGCAAGTAGGCACATGTGTGCTGGAATCTATTGATTTGAATTATGCACCAAATGGTTTTAGTGCATATGAAGTGCCTGGAGAAAATAAACCATCACTTGGTAAAACGGGTATGCCTGTAGCTATTCAAATGACATTACAATTTAAAGAAACAACTTATCTTACTAAAGAAGATTTTAGACAAGATTTACCTTCATTGAGATATTAATATGGCAAAATTATTTAATTACTATCCAAAAACATACTATACAAGTAACACCAAGACTACTGGTCTTGATACTGTTACCAATATCATTTCTCGTTATGGATTCGAAAAAGAATTAAAAGAAAACTCATCAGCATTTTATAAGTATTCTATTAAAGATGCTGATACTCCAGAAATTATTGCTTCTAAATTCTATGATAATCCCGAAAGACATTGGATAGTTTTATTGTTTAATGATATTATTGACCCACAGTTTGATTGGCCATTAGAAAATAGCACCCTCATAGAATTTATTGATACCAAATACACAGCCAATGGTGCGGCCAACACTACACCAGTTTCTGGTATTCAATGGGCTAAAAGTACCAACAATACTAAAAATTATTATAAAATTATCACAAGAACCTCTTCTGATAGCACAATAATTACAGAAAAATTTCAAGTAGATGCTAACACATATGCAAATGTAGCAGCTTCAACAATATCCTATACTTTAAATAATGGCGCAATCGTAACTGAAAAGATTTCAAAAGAAAAACAAACCCATTATGATTATGAAGTGGAAGAAAATGAAGCTAAACGAGAAATTAAACTATTGAAAAAAGAATTTATACCTGGAGTTGAGAAAGAATTTAAGCGAGTTATTAGTTTATGAGTTTTGAATTAAAGGATTCAGGACAGTTTAAGGTCAATGAAATAATCATTGTCACAAAAGCTGGTCCAATAGACATTACAGCCATTTATTCAGAATTGAATATTTACGATTCGTTATTATTACCTGTAATGAGTGGTAGTATTTTGATTACTGATTCTGTTGGGTTGTCAGGTAAACTATTATTTGATGGTTCTGAAGCTATTCTTATCGACATTTCAAAAGATATTAATTCAGACAAAGCTATATTCAAAAAAGCGTTTCGTATCCATAAACAATCTAATCGTAAAAATATAAATCAAAATAGTGAAGCTTATGTTTTACATTTTGTTTCAGATGAATTAATGTATTCTGACCAACAAAGGGTTAACCAAAGTTTTGATTCCTCATATTCTGATATGGTAGATAAGATTTTAAAAAACTATCTTAAAGTGCCAAATAAAAATCGAGCATTACATGAACCTACATCTGGTGTTCGTAAGATTGTGGTTCCAAATTTAAGACCAATTGAAGCTATTGAATGGTGTGCCAAAAGGTCATTAGATTCTCGCAGTTCACCAAATTATGTATTTTATAATAATATTGTTGGATACAATTTCGTTTCATTATCCACTTTATTATCATTAGAACAAATTATGGATGTTCGCCTTGAACCAAAGAATTTGAATCAAAGAAATTCAATTGAAGAAATGGCTTCAGCTCGTAGCTATGAAGTTATACTCCAAAATGATAGTATAGATAAAACAAGAAATGGTGTGAATGCTGGTAAGTTTATTGGTTTTGATCCAATGACAAGAACATTCGCTAACCGAAATATTGGCTATGCTGACCATTATGATTCAATGAAACATGGAAATCTAACACCCAACTTCACCTCTATTCAAAATCGTAGTGGTCAGAAAAATGATGAAGCATACGATTCTAAAAAAGTTTTAAGTCTTTTTGGTACAGCCCGAAGGTATAGTAATTATATTAAACAGAATGATCCTGATTCCATTTCAAAAGATGAAGGATATGAAAACTATATCTTTCAAAGACGAGCAATATTTGAAAATCTTATGGCTAAACGATTGAAATTGGTTATGCCTGGTAACTTCCAATTAACTTCTGGTTTTAATGTTCACCTATCAGCACCAGCGTATGCTAAAAAAGAAAAAGGTGATTCTAACGAAGATTTAAGTTTAAGTGGTAAATATATTATCGTAGCTGCAAGACACATTATTGGATATAATAAACACGAAACTATTATTGAAGTAGCATCAAGTTCTTCTAATAATCCATTTGTACCTGTAAGTATTCCACAACAAAACGAATTATTATCAAATTATAGTTAATATGACAACAAACGAAAACAAAGATTTTGCTGGTAAAAACGGATTTATTTGGTGGGTTGGTATAGTAGAAGACCGACAAGACCCATTAAAACTCGGCCGTTGTCGTGTGAGATGTATTGGTTGGCACGCTGACGATAAAATGCGTCTACCAACTTCTGATTTGCCGTGGGCTATGCCATCTCTTCCAACAAACAATCCAAGTCCATATGCACCAAAAGAAGGTGATATGGTTTTTGGGTTCTTTATTGATGGAGAAAACGCACAAGAGCCAATTATTCTTGGAGTGTTTCCTAATATTCCATTAAAAACAGCTAATGCACAAGAAGGCTTTAATGACCCAAGAACTGGTGACCAATTAACATCATCACCGGTCAAACCAAATGAATCACAAACCGGTTATCCAAGGCAATTAGACGAACCAACAACTTCACGTCTGGCAAGAAACGAAAACATAGATGATTCTATTGTATCACTTAAAAAGGCAAAGAAGGCCTCACGGGTAGAACCAGACCCATATTATAATGCTAAATACCCATATAACAATGTGTATGAAAGTGAATCAGGACACGCCCTAGAGTTTGATGACACAAAAGACAATGAAAGAATACACTTGTACCATAGGTCAGGTTCATATGTTGAATGGGGACCTGCTGGAGACCGCGCTGAACGCATACAAAAAGACAAGTTTGAAGTAATTATTGGTAACGAACAGGTTTATGTTAAAGGTAATGTTACCGTATATGTTGATGGTAATGTTAATATGCAAATAGGTGGTAACTTTGCCGCTGATATTGGTGGGACATGTACCATAAATTCGGGTGGTAATATGAAATTTACTGCTCCTAAAATAGACCTAAATTAATATGCCAGCTATAGCGAGAAAAAACGGAACAGACACAATTGCAACCAATCATGGATGCGATGGCACCACAGTAACAGACCAAGGTTCTTCTACTGTGAATGTCAATGGTATCGGAGCGGTTAGAGCCGGAGATTTATGCCAAACACATTTGATACCATCCGGTATAAGTTGCGTATCTCATGTGGTCGCATTAACAAGTTTTTCATCATCTGTTTTTGTAAATGGAAAGGGTGTTGGTAGAATTGGAGATGAATATTCGGGCCACACAATATCCTCTGGTTCATCAAATGTTTTTGCGGGAGGTTGAATAAATAGAATATGGCTACAGTAGATATAGATAACGTAAGGTCTTTCAAAGATTTGGATTTGAATTTTACTATTCATCCAGTTAAGAAAGACATCAATACGCATAAGAATGAATATGCAATTATTAATGCGGTTAAAAACTTGGTTTTAACCAACCATTATGAACGACCATTTCAACCAGAGATTGGTAGTAATATACGCCGTCTTTTGTTTGAAAATGTTGATGCAGTTACAGCTTCTCAAATTGAAAGAGAAATTGTTGAAACTATAACTAACTTCGAACCTCGTGTTCAAGTATCCAAAGTTGATGTTTTACCGGATCCTGATAATAACGGTTTCAAAGTAATACTTGAATTTTTTGTGATTAACAATCCAAGCCCAATTACGATTAACTTTTTCCTAGAGCGGATTAGATAAAAATGGTAGACCGTTTAAGAATTACAGAACTTGATTTTGATACAATCAAGTCAAACTTAAAAACATTTCTAAATCAACAATCAGAATTTACAGACTATGACTTTGAAGGTTCTGGTCTTTCTATTTTGATTGATTTATTAGCATATAATACCCATTATAATGCTTATTATCTCAACATGGTTGCCAATGAGGCTTTCCTTGATACAGCACTATTAAGAGATTCAGCTGTATCACATGCTAAAACATTAAACTATGTTCCACATTCTGCCAGAGCGCCAGTAGCAATTATTGATTTTTCAGTAGAATCTAATACAACGACTGCAGCTACAATGACAATATCTGACGGTTTTTCATTCTTATCAAATCAAATTGATTCTAAATCATATAATTTTGTAGTGCTTGATGATGTGACTGTAACAAAAGCTAATAGT